GTTGTGGATATTGAGGAGGCTGTGGCTGATATTGCTGAGGAGGTTGTTGCGGTCTATTCCCCAGTTGGCGTGACCACCAATCGCTATTGTTGCTCATCTGTTATCCCTCTATTTGCTTCGGCATAGCCTTCTTGAAACAATCCTATCGCAAATCCTGCTGATAAAGTAAATAGCGAAGCAGCAAGGCTAATCTGGTTAAATAGCACAATGCTGTCCTCGATTATGGAGTCAATAGCCTCTGATTCATCATCGTCTAGAGACTCTCTTAACTCTTCAAATCGCTTCTCATAATTCTTCATTTGAATGCTATTGATGACATAGCTGTTGATTTCAGATATCCCGCTAACAAAGTCTTCGTATGGAGCAACCCTAGCCATGCGAATCTCGCTATCTCGCTGTTCCATCTCCACGCCTTCTTGGCTGATGGGAGGGATATCTAGTTCTTGAGCCAGCTCTTCTCCATTAGTTACCTGCATGTCGTACAGATACCAGCGAACTAAAGTGGACATAGGTATGTAGCCGATATCTCCAGGCTCTTTAGTGAAAGCCTCTTCGTCTTTATCGCCACGAAACTTGTCGAAAAAACTCACTTCTTACCATCACCCCACTTATCCACAATCTTAATATCCGCAATAAGCGGAACTCGAATAGTCTTAACGCCCTTCATAACGTTCTCCATGGCATCCCTAATAGCCTCAGCAGTTTCCTCAGCCAAATGATTAGGAGCCAAAGTCACTAGTTCGTCGTGAACCGTTAGTAGAAGCTTAGACCCTTGAGGAATCTTTCTGTATGCGCCACACATGGCTAGTTTCATAATATCTGCAGCCGAACCTTGAATCTTGGTGTTAAAGGCTTGTCGCTCGGCAGAGCTACGCTTCTCTCTAATATCTGAGTTAATATCAGGCAAATAGCGACGGCGGTCACAAATGGTGGTCACATACCCGTTTTTACGGGTGCTGGCAATAACCTTACTGCGGTAGTTATTGATTTCCTTAAACTCCTTGGCGAAATTGTCTAGGAGCTCTTTAGCCTCTGCAAGCTTAATTCCAAGGGTCTTTGCTACCTTGTCAGGACCTACGCCATAGGACATGGATAGGTTGAGGACTTTACCCGCTGAGCGGTCTTTACCTACTTTGGAAGCAATAGCAGTATAGATATCTTTACCAGTATTAAAAGCCTCAAGCATGGTCGGGTCTTGGGAAAAGGAAGCAATCAATCTAGGCTCAATTTGGGCATAGTCAGCGACAACTAACTTATAACCTTCAGGAGCGATAAACAGGTTGCGAATCTTCTTACCTATTTCGCTCTTCTCAGGGTTAGGGATGTTCTGTAGGTTAGGGTTTTTACTGGAGAATCGCCCTGTTTCCGCGCCGTTCTGAAGGAAGTCACAGTGGATACGCCCACTTATGAGCAGGCTGGTCTTCTCCTCATCTCCCAAGTAAGGGATGATGTAGGTAGTTAGCAATTTGTTAAGGTCTGAGTAGGCAGATAGCAACTTACCCAGTGGGTCATGGACAAGTTCCTTAAGAGCTTCTTCTGAAGTTGAGTAGTCTAAGTAAGTCAATTCCTCATTGTTCATGCTTTTATTCTTACCTTTGGTGGTTAAGACCTTAGTCTTTAATCCCCTACCGCCCTCAGATTTAGGGGCATAAAGAATAAATTGCTTCTCTGGAACTGAGTTGATATTAAACTTTTGATTTGCTTCCTGATAAATCTTGGTACGCAATTCATCAATGTCTCGCTCTAAATCTACCTTCAACTGAGCCAAAGCTTCAGTATCAATAGGTGCGCCAGCTAACTTCATGTCACAAAGAACACGAAGAACTTCCATCTCTAAGTTCATAACTTTTACAACATTAGCCTCTTCAACCTTTTCTTTAAGTTTTCCCCAAAGAAGCCATGTGTATTTAGCATCAAGCTCTGCGTAAGTAGCGACATCATCAAATGTGTGAACAGAAATATCTTTACCAACACCTTTGACCATGTGGTAACCAAGCTCTCTTTCAACGCAATCGTCTAGAGAGCACTTGCCCTTATTACGGTTATCATAAAGAAAGGATGCAAGCATGGTGTCAAAGTAAGGTCCTGGAGCGACTTCGTTATTGCAGTATTTTGCAATAGAAGTTAAGTCAAAAATTAAGTTGTGACCAATCTTTAGTTTGTCACTAAAAAGAAGCGGTCTAAGTGCCTCAAACACTTCGTCTGGGAATAGTTGTGCTGGAGGCTCAGTAAAGACTTTGGTGGCTTTGCGGTCATCTCTAGAGTAATCACTGGGACGGACTACTAGACCAGTATCTAGTCTTTTTTGTCCTTGTCCAGTAAGAGGTCTAACAAGCTCGATAAAGTCACCATTGGGATGACCCATAGGAATAGAATCAACTCGACCATAGGTAGCAAGACTTATCCAAACTACTTGATTTACAGGAGTAAGAACCCTTTGCTCTCCCATAGTTTCAACGTCAAAAGCAAACGCATCTTGTTTTAAATAATACTCAACCAACTCATTAAGTTGGTCCTTGTTCAGAATAACGCTCATATCTCCCCTTATATGCTTGCAGGGACAGGATGAAAGGGGTGCTGTGAACTCAGCGTGAACATCCTGCCCCTGAAGCGACCTAGTGTGTTAGTTACCCATCATTTCTTGAGCAATCTCCATGAGTTCCGCGTAAGAGTTTTGGCGGTATAGAGACGATTCGAAAGGAGTAGTGGCACTAACTAGTTCCTCTGCCTTAGCCTCATTGATACCCCAATCTTCAAAGAGGTCACGAGCCTTAACAGCCTGAAGGTGATAAACAGTTGTCTGCTTCTCTCCTGTACGGCTAAGAGCCCAGTATGGCTTGGTCAAAGGACCTTGTGGGGAGAAGTGTGCATTGTGCAGTGACTTCCAAAAACGAGCGGTAGCAATGAGAATCTGCTTCTCAGGCTTTCCGTCTTCAGTTGAAAAGTTAACGATAGTGAATATGCGCTTCTCTTCAGCCTTGTTATGTAGAACAGTGCAGAGAGGGCAATCATTGTCACTATTAGAATTCAAGCAAATGTAAGACTTCTTTCCTGGCTTTCCAGTAAGGAAGTGTTGCTTGAAAGCAGCAAACGGACCGTTCTCTCCAATAAACTTTACGACCTGTGGGGTTTCCTTCTGCTTAAATTCAGTTGGAAATCCAGTGCTTTCAGTCTTGGCAGTGAGTCCTTCTGCAGCATCCCAACCAGAAACAATCAATGATGAAGCTGATTGAACTGGACGGTCATTGATAGAAAAATCTTCCTCTTCTGTAACAAACTCAGAAGCGATGAAGTCTGGTGTTGATTCTTTAGCCATTTTTATTTCCTTCATTTGTGGTGTTATCACGTAGCAACTTTTGCCACGTCTCGTTTAGTTCTTTATAAACTGAACGGTGTTGAGTCCAATCTATACGAGATTTGTTCATAAGTCCATTTCTCGTAAAGATTTCGACTGCGGAGTCAATCATAGCCCTTGTGTAGAGTCTACGACCTTTATGCTCCTCCCCGTTTTTATCTTTTTTAGTCGGTAAGCGGTAAAAGGATTGTGGAACATGACCTTCCCTCATCCACTTACGAACTGTTATAACTGGGCGACCTACAGCGCCTGCAAAAGCGCCTATGGTAAACATCTCAACCTCTACACCATTGATGTATTTTTTATAAGGTTTTGCATCCCAGTTTTCGTCAGGTACTACCTCAGGAGGTAGAGCCTCACGACGTTTCCTCTTGCTTCCTGGATAGTAGGTATCCAGTTCTGCAAACTGTTCCATAAAATCTTCTTGCATGTCAACCCTTGTTTACAAAGAAGGCATATGAAACTTTTTTAGGAACAATGGTGTTCATATCTTCTTCAGAGATTTCGCCCTCATAGTAAGCAGCCATAAGCGCATCTTCTTCAACCATCTTTACTTGCTTGATGCACTTATCTAAGCCCCTCTCTTCCAAGAATGGGATAGCGGAGTCTGTATTAATCTCCATGCTAGTGCGCTTGCGCTTTGTAATAGAGACGACGCCAATAGTCTCATCACCAATGTCTAGAGTGATGTTTCCTTTGGAGTCTTCTTCACCATGCTTATCAATGGCATCTGTTAAAACTGAGTGTAAAGCTTTCTTGCGCTCAGCTAAAAGCTTCTCTTGTTCTTGAATACCAACGTACTGACGAATGTTACTGCGGATAGCTTCTGCATCCATAAAAGAACCCCCTTTAGATTCAAGCAGAATCTATCGGGGGTCCTGTAGTCGTGTCAAATTTTAGTCTTTAATGTATTCCTCAAGGGCTTGGATAATAACGCTGGTAACGGTCACTTTTTGCTCAGAGGCTTTAATTTGGACGGCTTTCCATAGGTCATCTGCTACGCGGATGGTGCGTGTGGGCGTCTTAGGTGCATTTGGCATTCCTCTAGTCTACCTCTTGCAGTGACATATCGGGGTCTAATTCGGTAACTTCTAGAAGACCTGCCTGCATAACCATATAGGTATCTGTCTTAGGAAAATACAGGTAGTAGTCATCCTTAGTTGCAGTGGATGCGTCTATAGCCTTTTCCCGTGCTGTTGCTATCTCTATGCCACCTAGTAAAACTACCTTTTGCGAATTTTGGTAGTCCACATAAGCCAGGATAGCGGTCTTGGTAATCTCATCATCCCCACGGATTGAGAGCTGACCATCAATCTCGTTTACTCTTCTAACCTCAAAATAGGGCTCTACATCTGGAGCCTTGCGGTTATTGTTGTGCTCTGAAAGCTCCCAGTACTTATCGTTCCACTTAGTGCCGTAGAACTTAGCCACAGCGCATTCAGCGACCGCTCCTAGCATATCGCCAGCGATGTCAGGTAGTTGGCGACCTGTACGGAACTTAGTCCCTACTCGCTCACCGTTTGCTTCTCGGTGCTTGATGCTACGTTCAAATCCAATATCCAACGCGTGTTTATATTCTTCTCTGGTTAGCCAGACCTCTGCCCGTATTGTTGCCATAAGTGCTCCTTATATTGTGGTTGTTCGTAGAAAACTGCTGAGTGATGCTAGAGTCAATTCAACCCCACCTTTGTCATCTATTCCTTTGCCATCAATCACAGCTGAGGCAACGGAAGATTTAAATTGAAGCGCATCATACTGACGTACTTCCAAAGACCCCGCTACAAGGATGTCTTGTATAACGGCGGCTTGAAATTTGGAAGAGGCTCGGATAATTCGCCCGTTTCTTTGAGTGGCTGCGCCTGACGACCACGGTAGGTCATAATTGATGAGCAGATTTCCAGCGGGTAAATCAACGCCGTAACCCCCAGCATCGCTAGAAATAAGTACCCTAATACTTGGGTCATTATTGAAAGCAATTTTGTTCTCCTCTTTTTGTTTGGCGTTTAATTTCCCTGAATACAACTTACAGATATCTTCTCCGAGTTCTTTCTGAATAATGTCAAGCATGTGCACATGGGTAGCAAATATAACTACCTTGTTATCTTCAGAAATATCCAAGAAATCTTTTACATAGGACACTAAAGTACTGAGCTTATCGCACTTAGTAATCCCATCTAACAAACCATCGTCAACGAGTTCTGCAGCATAGGCGGAGCCGTCCCCTTTTTGTTCATGGAACTTTTCAGCACTGATGCGTATCAAATCTGGATGGGAGCACAGCATCTTAAGTGCACCGATTTTAGACATAAGCTTTCCACGCAGTTCATCTGCTGGACCGCCCCACTGTTTCTCTAAACCGTAGTGGGCTAGGAGATTAAAGGATGTGCCAAACAACGCCTCGGCGTCCTCTAAATCCCTTAATAGGTCATTTGCTATCTTGTTGTACAGCTTGGCTGTTTTCCTGTCTGGGACTACCAGCAGAGGGTCTTTATGGATAGCATCTGGAAGATACGGGGCTACATCAGGGTCTTTTTGAGACTTTCGCACGCAAGCTTTTTTAAGCCTCTCGTGTAACGTAGGCAGGTTCCTGTAGCGGGAGACAGCGCCCCAATGATTTCGGACAATGAAAGTGTGGTCAAATACGTCAAACTTACCAAGGAGCTGATTGTCAACAAATTGCATAATGCTAAACAGTTCTTCGGGTTTGCCGTTTTCAATAGGAGTACCTGTTAGTGCAAATCTATAGGGGGCATCAGCAAGGTTTTTAACATGCTTAGAGCGCTTAGAGCGAAATGACTTAATAGCAGTGGCTTCATCAATGACAATAAAACCTCTCGGGAGCTTGCTTACAAACTTCCAATCATTAACCACTTGCTCGTAGTTAATAATCACATAGTCAGTAGTTTCAATCCCACCATTAATAACGGACATATACTGCTCAGCTCTTTTAGTAGGAGAGCCGTCAATAACTAAAGCTTTTGAAGTACCTTCTGTAAACTTTTTAATCTGGTTTGCCCATTGGTATTTAAGTGAGGATAAGCAAATAACAATTCCTGGGGTTACTACTTTTTGCTCTTCTTTCAACCGCTCTAAGGCAGCGATAGTCAATACGGTTTTTCCCAGCCCTAAGTCGTACGCCACAAGCACTTTGCCTGTTTCGCACATCTTGTCAACCGCCTCAGGTTGATAGGGCAGTAGAGTTCCCTTAAACATTTTGCAATCTTATCTTTACAGCATAAATTAAATCTTCAAGAGAGCCGTCATTTATAAAACGGCAGTCAAAGTCCCAATCATCCATATCTAACTCTGATATGTGGTTGTTTACTGGTCCAACTCCAGGACGCTCTATTCTCCACACTTGAGCATAGTCTCTACGCTTAATCACCGAAGCTTCATTCTTAAAACGCACATCAGTAATAACAAAATTTCCTGTAAAAGAAACTTTGTTCAAAGCAATGTTAATCCAAAAAGATTCTCCGAAGCGTGCTCTGGCAGATAGCCCGACGTTCTGTAAAATCTTTCTGACAGTTGGATGTTGCTTTGCTTTATCCCAACCTTGAGTATCTACTAAATCTTGAAGATTGGTTAACCCGTCATATTCTGAAAAGTCAACAAGTGGATTGATGTCATATGCAAAATCTCTAACTGCATCAGCAAATGCCACTCTTGTGTAGCCATGATTGTTAACTAGATACTCTGCAACAGTATCTTTTCCAGATTGTGCGTATCCGCTTAAGCCAATAATCATCGAGAAAATGCTCCTTTTCGTAGAGATAGTTTTGCGTTTTGTATTCCTGTGTAGACCTCAAGTTTACTCATACCTCCCACATCCTTCTGGTCGGTGTGGCTGTAGTCAAAGAACTTGATTGCTTTATTATGGTCATCAGCCCATCTAAGGATTTCATCAGATGAGCGCATCCCTGCCTCATCATTATCCATAGCTACGCAAATGCTATCTATGCTCTCAAGCAAGGCATACTGCTCTTTAGTTAACATAGCGCCGTAGACTGCAACAGCACTATGTATGCCTAATGAATGTAGGCGAACAACATCTAGGGGAGACTCAACGACTATAGTTGGTTCAGATACATCAATCTGATAATAGCCAAATAGTGCCTTACCCTTCTTTATCCCTTCGGGATAGTTCATAAAATATCTGCCACGATAACCCTTTTCCTGCCAACCCCACAAGGCATTCGTGCGTGGGTCGCGGATAGGGATAATCCAACAGAGCTTTTTAAGGTCGAACATAAGACCGTAAAACTTTGCACTAGTAGCCAGCAAACCTCTGCTTTTTAAAGCATCCGTAGGAGGTTCTATAAATAAAGCTAATTCAGACTCATATAGAACGGTGGGCACTGCCTCTGATTCAGGGGTTTCTCCAAGTTTTTCTAACTGCTTACTTAGATAGTCATCTCTTTCCCTCAGATACTCATCAACGTTCTCTAAAGCCACTCCCCCTAGGTATCCAACCAAAAACTGCAGGTTACCTCTGAAATCGCAAGACCAGCAACGAAAGGCACCAGTCGAGGCGTTTATAGAGAACGATGGGTGCCTATCTTCTTTGCCAGTTCTCTCCAAGTGAGCAGGACACTTAGCCTTTACTTCACGACCTTGACTTTCAATAACCTCTACGCCGATTTTCTCCAAAAGTTCAGTCATCTCATCAGTAGTCATCTAAATCACTTGACTCCTGCTCTTTGAATACGCCTCTCTCCCACTCCCATGTCAGGGATATCTCTGCTGGGGCAGAGTTACGGCTAGCCATAATCTTTAGGATACGCATATCGTCAACCTCTTCAGACTCTCGCTCTAAACCCATCACAATGTCGGCATCTTGAGCAAAAGATGAGGCGTAACCAATAGAGTCAATGGTTGCCTTACCTTTGTTGGTCTTATGCGCTAGGTACTGAGTATTAATAATGATTGGTTTATTGATACGCAAAGCAAGGTTTTTAAGGCTACGGGTAATTCCAGTAAGCGCTCTTGGAGTCTGTGATTCTCCTGAAAGCTCATCCGTCATCAAATACACACCATCAATAAAAATAACATCAGGGTTAATGAGTTGAATCTTATTAGCGATTCCAGTAACTGTTCTTAAGCCAGTCTGGTCAGGCAAAATAAAGTCACTCTCTAATTGCTTAGTGACATTAAGGCTTGAACGAAAACGACCATACTCTTCATCAATCAAAGAGCCAGTCATCAAACGGAAGTGTGAAATCTTTGCGCGAATAGCATCATAACGAGCCTGCTGTTCTAGGTTAGTCATTTCGTATGACTGGAACATAACCTTCTGTCCCTCAAGTTGCATATTAATCCCCATTTGCAGACAAAGAGTTGACTTACCAGTTTTAGGCAAAGCAGCGACAACAATCAAGTTACCTTTTTGAATACCGCTTGTGCTCTTATCAATAGTTGGGAAACCAGTTCTATATCCGATGATTCCGTCAGGAGTACCTTTCCTGCGCTCATACTCTGCTAAACGTTCTTCAGTAGTATCTCTAAGACTGATATCACGGCTAGCGGTAAAGCTCTCCTCATCAATGCGTACTAGACCGCCCTGTAATGTTAAGAGAGCTTTCTCAGCATCCATCTGCTCATAGACATTAATTGCATCTTTTAGGAGAGAAAATGTAAGAGCCTTTCGGCGGTCAGATATAAAAGCATCAATAAGATACTCAATAGAATCTTTAGGAGTTTCTAAAGTAAAGTTAGGAAAATTTCTCTTTACTGCTTCTTCACTTGGGCACTCGGCGTAGTTAACAAAGTGTGCTCTGACAAATTGAAATAGACGCTTATCCTCATCGCTAGCAAACCACTCTTCAGTGATTCCTCTATTGAATAGAGGCGACAGGTCTCTGTCAGAGATAGCTTTATGTAAAAGCTTCAGTTCGTTGTTCAAATTCTACCGCCAAACAAATCGTTGAAAGATAGTCCCCAATGCCCATACATTAGCAACCTATTTGGAACATCCACAACTCCTACAACCTCTGGTCTGTAAGGGAGTTCTGCGACGAGATGCTCAATGGATTCATACGCTGTTGCGTAACGAAATGGGTTAGTTCCGACTTTATCTAGATAGTCAATAATTTCTTGGATAGCTTCTTCAGACCTATCAGTACTTATAAGCTCTAAAGTATCGCCAACACGGGAAGCATAAAGATAGAACCTGCTAAGAGCACCCATGTCGTACTTAACGTTATAGGTTATCTGCGGAATTATTTTAAACTTCTTTTTAACCTCAGGTGTTGAGGTGGTTATTACATCAAGGTGAACCAGAAATCGCCTAGGTAAGGCGTTACTGATATCCCCATTTTGCAATTAAAACACCTCTATTTTTCCAAATCTGATAACAAAGTCCCTCATCGTTTTATTCGATGACTTTGCCATCTCTGAGTCGTATGCTGTCGCTTTATTTGAAATTGCTAGCGGATAGACGCCATTGTTCTCGTCCATCCTAGCCTTAACAAAAGTAGTGTGCTTACAGGACTCCCTTGCGGTGAACCCTGGGCAGTTGCAGTGTAACCTATCATGCTCATTGATAGATACTTCGAAGATTCCTGGATGGGTCGTAGTCTTGGTACTTAGGAATACCTGTACTAGTCTGTAACCTTTCACGACTTTAATCTTAGATTACCTACCTTACTTTGAACAGGTATATCGGTAAAAGCTTCAAAAAGAAAATTGCGTGTTGCATCACCATAAGCATCTTCCCAGCCTTCTGGGTCAATGTTTGTAGTGATAATTGTAGGTAGACCGTTTTCGTGCCTTGTTCGTATTACTTCGTGGAACAAGTTAATATTCCAACCGTTCTTACCAGCGTGCTCTCTACCAACGTCATCTATAACCAAAACTCTAATGTTGTACGCATCGTCAGCACACTCACCTAGCATCCCGTAGTAAAGCTTCTCATCCCAGTCGTTAGATTCGTTTCCAATGAGGCGTCCTTTTAAGGAAATAAGTTTTACAAAAGATGTGAAATAGCATGGACGAACCAATACGCCAGTTTCATTCTTAAACTCTTCCAAAGAAAAAGTTGTAATCATCTCCTGTAAAAGCGCAGAGGCAAGAGTGGACTTTCCATTTCCTGGAGGTCCATACATCAAGATTCCTTTACCGCACATCTTAGAATCATAACTTCGTATAACTCTGCCTGCTTTTACATGGCGTATCCAGCCTTGAACAATATCTTTAGATTCAGCTAAGTCAGCGCAATCAGCAGTAGTCCAGCCGATAGATGCTGCAGGAATAGATGCAACCTTGAACCACGAGCGACGACGTATCTTTAAATTTTCTACTTTGTACATCACTCCTCCAATAATCTTCTAGCCCGTTCAAGGCTGTCTTTTGCCGATTGCTCAAACCTATCAGAATCATAGAACTGGCGCGAGGCTTGTTCTTTAAGGTTTGTAAAGTTTGTTAAAAAAGTTTTCCAAATTCGGTCGGGGTCAATAACCGTCTTAAGCCATGGCTGGGCTAAATAGATATCAACCATCTTCTTCTCAATAAGCCCGTCAGTTCTAGAAATGCTTCTCTTCTCAGAGAGTGCTGGTACAAAGCGAGTGTCTTTAACTTCCCAAGGCTTTACATCAAAACGCTTGAGCATCAAAGTATCTTTGAAGTAGTAGGCGACATCTGAAGGAGTCCAATCCTTTGGATTCAGTCTGTCCCTGTCCCGAAGGCTTACCTTCTTGCGGTGAATCTCTTGGCGCTGGGTATCGCGCTCTCTTTGCTTGCGCTCACGTTCGGCGGAACGGCGGGCGATAGCCTCTGCCTCGTACTCCCTGTCGTCAGCGGTGTACTCAAAGTCCACAGAGCCCTCTCCAAATTTTAAAATCGTAACACGCGAATTTTTTCCTTCCGAAATTTTTTTCGGAATAGTTAAGTTCTTAGAGGTATTAGAGATTAAGCCTTTTGGCTTTATGGAATTAGTAGCTAATTGACTATATGGGCTATACAACAGTATCAGGAGTTCCTTTTCGGGACTCCCATCTGGGAACTCCCGTAATCGTGAAACTGTCACATATTTGTTGCCTGACTTGTCAGTAGCAACTATCTCTCTAGTAGTCTCTATCCCACCAGCATCGCGTATCTCCTTGAGTATCTTCAAGAAATACTTACGCCCGTGGTCGGGAAAAAGCTCGCTCAGGTTATCCGCGCTAATTCTTGTACCTGTAGCGGTAAGGAACATGTAATAAACAATTGCTTCCAGCGAAATCACTGGGACTTCTTTACTTCAGAAACAATCATCTTTGCCATGACCTTTGCGAATTCTAGCATAGAGTCATAGAGGCGAGCCATTAGCTCTTCCTCCTCCTCGGTGTACTCCTCAGAATCCTCAAAATCGTCCTCTACGCCCTCTAGGAGCCCTTCAGAACCATCTTCTGGTGTATTGACTACTTCAACCTCTTCTACAGGCATCTTAGGGGCTTTTTGAGCCTTTATTCCTGATACAGGGGTAATATCCAGTAATCCCTTGGTTAGGTCATAGCAGGGTATCCCTTTAGCCGAAAAACTGGCTAGGGCATCTAAACAGCGTGGGTCTTCGTCATCCCATAGCAGGAATCCATATGCCTTGGAGTCCCCTGCAAAAAGCTTGCTAGCGTCCTTGTAGGGACTCTTAGAAACTGTGAAGGTGGTTCCCTTAGGTAACCCAACCGCTTTTGACTCGTCGGTCAAATAGGCAAGGATTTGTAGATTTTTCTCTTTGGCGACATTGGCAGCAAACTGCTGACCCTCTGATGGGTAATCGTCATAGACAAGCGTGATGATTGGCTCTTGCTTTTGTTGCTTGAGCATAATTAAATAATCGTTGAGTAAAGCCTCAACATTGATATTACTGGTCTTTCCATTTCCTGCAATTAGCAGGTAAGTTGATTCAGCCATGGCTGCTCCTCTGTTTGAAGGGAGAGCCAGTCTATAACCTCTTAGCGGTTTCTTCCAAGTGGTGTGACAACGGCTTTTGTAAAGGACGCTAACTTGTCAGCGGCAAGTGCTAAAAATGGTGCTAGAAAGCATGATGCGCCTATATAGACAATCATTTCTTTTATGGACAAACCACCTAAAAGGGCGCAACCCACCACAGAAAAGACAATTGCGACAAATACCTTCATAACGCCTAGATGAGTAAACCGCTCAAATAATGCGATGAAGAAAGCAGTAAAACAAGAAATAAGCATGAGTGTTGTCATAATGTGACAACCTTACATCGCTTGATAATAGACTGCAAAGTTGGAGCCATAAGGCAAGAAACTAGCTAAGTTGTTGTTAAGAACTGCATTAGTTGCAACTTTGTTTTTGTAGTAATAAGAAGCGCTCTGACCAACTGTTCCCGCCCATGAGATATCGGTATCTTCTGCGTAGCCCCAGTCTCCATTGAAATAATTGATAAAGAATGGTTGGTTTTCAAAGATAACTCCACCAAATCTCAAACCGTAGCCAGCTCCTGGAGGTGTCCACAAAATATGTAAATTAGCGTAAACAGCGCTTGCTGGAGATGAGTCTGTTAAATAAAAATATTGAGAGTTCGCTGGGTCCATCGGGGTTACCGCTGGTTGCGTGTATGAAGTGCTTATCAAGTTATAGCTGGAGTCGTACCAGTCAATTGCTAATTGAGCTGTAACTCCAACGCTAGGGTTGTTATCGTTTGAAGTTATTAACTGAGCGCTATACGTATATTGCGAACTTCCATTTACTGGTATGTATTGACCTGTGCTGGATGCGTAGGTGATTGTTACTTGAGATGTTCCAGTTGAATATGTTTCAGCCATATTTGGGCTAACAAGGGTATTGCCTGAAGTAGGAGAGGCTCCTTCACCAGTTGCAATGTCGATAGTTGCGTTAGAAGCTGACCAACCACCTAAGATTCCATAGTCAAAATCTGAATAAGCGGCTAAATTAATTCGGTTAGGTTGTACGTAAACTTGAATTTGTCGGGCATCCTGATAATACGTTGCAGAAGAGGATTGCTCTAATTGGCAAGCATCAACATAATGAACGTGTGTTGAAGTATCTGTAAGAGAAATGTTTGGGACAGCAAAGTAAGCGTTTGATGGGGCGGTTGCTGATACAGATACTTTAGTCCAAGCAGTTTTAGAAGAGGTAGTTCCAGTAGAGGTATTAGTAGAAATAAAGTTTCCTCGGTAGTCATACCAAGAAATACCAGCAAAAAATGAGTTAGTCGCAGTCACAGAATAGACTTGATAACTAAATGTGTACGAAAGACTTGATGTTACTGGAATTCCCTGTCCTACAGCATTTGATGCTCCGCAAGATGCTGAAACAACTCCATTAGATGTGGTTAATATTCCCAACCCTTGTATTGCATTCGCAACTCCCATAGGGTTTCCTGTTTCAGAATATGGCAATACAGGTTGAGCATACAGATACCCAGTAGTTCCAGATGCTGTAGGGTTTCCCGTCACTGTTGTTATAGTTACTGTAAGCGTGTTTACTTGTTGAATTGTGTTAGTAACAGTTGATACAACTACTCCAGAGGTATAAGCGCCATCAATAGATGGGCTTCCTTTAATATACACAGAGCTTCCAGTTGCAAAAGCAGATGAGTTCTTTGAGTTATAGACGCACGTTACAGTGATAGTGTTTCCAGAGGTGCTCCAAGAAGTTATAGGTACAGCAACAGAGCCTGCAAGAGTTCCGTTATTAACTACCCAACGACCTGATGGAGAATCTGTAGAAAGTACCTCAAAAGATGAATCGCTAGAGTCTAGGAACAGATTTTTTCCTTGAACTACTTTTGATGAGTTACCTGTTAAGGCTTTTATGTAATCAATAGTTCCTTGGTAACTACCTTTAGATTGATAGATATGAATTGCATTAGATATTAAAGAACGCATTCTTTTAAAACCAAGCTCAGGCTCATAATTAAAGTTAAACTGCTGTAAAGCTGCTGGTATTAGAGTTCCCGCTAGCTTATCTATTTGATTTCTCTTGCCCACTAAATCAGCGTAAGTTTTTAACAAATCGTAATAAAAACCAAACATTCCCAAAAAACTTCGAAGAGTAGAGTTCTCTGGGTTGTCTATACCAAGCTCTGTATTTGATACTTTGTAAATATTAGGAAGATAGTCATAGAGTTTATACTGAGACCCGTAATCTTTTACAGATAGTCCTGAAGCATTTCCAACTCTAACCCATTGAGTGTTGATACCAACAGTTGCTGTAACAGATGATGAGCTTGCAGATGTTCCAGTAGTATTAGAGTAAATAGTAAAGGTGTACGGAGTTGTTGACACAACTTCTACCCCAAAAAAGTTAAAACTTGGATTTTCCATATTAACAATTCCTACAAAGTTACCTACTGAAAATCCGTGAGGATTAGCTGTTGTGTAAGTTATTGACGTGCCATTACCTGTTGCGCTTGTTACGGTAACTGTATTTGTAAGGATTTTTAAAAATACCGAGTAATAATAAAAACGACCTTGAACCAGTTCATTTACATATACATATCCAGAAGTGCCTGATTGACCGTTAAATTCATTTTGAGTGGTGGCAATAGTTATAGTGTTTCCACTGACAGATGAAACTACCCAAGTGCCGTCAACCGCAGTTTCACCGTAAATGTTAATAGTTGAACCAGTAGCGATGTATGTGGCATCGTTAACTACTACTGTAAAATTAGAGATTCCACCAGTCCACGACGAAATGTATCTAACTGAGTTAGGGTCAATCGCTATATTTTGGTGAGGAAGGATTGGGATTTCTGGAGCAGCAGGGTCGTAGTAAGAGGTAGTTGTTGTGGCGTTGGTGTACCCAACAGTTTGGTCTACTAAAACAGTTCCATCATCAGCTGTTTCTGGAAATCCGTAAATACTTCTTAGTAATCTTATTCCAGTCCAGTTACCTGTAGGGGCTGACCAACTTAAATATATTTTTGCATAATCTACGGGCGTGGCTGTAAAAGTCCCGATGTTAAAACTAGTTACGGAAGGGCTGCCGTATACCCCTTTACCGTAGTAATCAATTCCGTAGCGTGCCATCTATTTAACCTTAAAACCCACCCATTGCATCTATGGCATAGATGTTATTAATGAGAGCTGTTTGAGCAGTAACAGTAGAGCTAACTCCAACAAATGAGTTAGCTAACGAGTATGCAGTAGCAGCTAAGTTTTCTACGTTAGTTATTCTGTCCCCCACGTTGTAAAACGTAGTTGCTCCAGTGTAAAGATAGGTGCTAATGACTGGGGAAGTAGACCCTGAAGTGTTTAAAGTTAAGTTAGTTTTAAACGTTCCAGAGTTTTGAGGAGAAAGTCCCAAAGTTGTCTCAATAGCGTAAACTTCAGCTTGGATTAAGTTAGGATGGGAGGCATCAACAACTTCGCTTTGGTTTGCGTGCGTAGCAAAGCTAGTTACTGTTGCAGAAGGATACTGAGGCGTCACTCCGTATGGCATTTTATCTCCTTAATTAAAATCCACCGACTGTGTTTACAGTGATGGTAAGTGCCTGAGGAATTTCAAAGTATTGAGTAGTCACATCTACTACACCACTGCTGCCGTCCCTGTTAAGCAGGGTCAGCGTGGAGCTTGTAACCCCATCTACTGCGTTTACAGCGTTGTAAATATCTGTTTGTCGAATAGTTTCTCCAAAAAATACATTTGTAAAAGACAGTAAATTAGAAATAGCGTTTTGAACTGCTAGTTGAACAGTAGAAGCTTTTCTGTTAGAAGGAATAGTAACCAAAATAGTTACGTCTATGTTTACATAGCTTGGAGGCAGCACAGTTAGGGATGTGTTTGGAGGAACTATTGGTGCCAAGCCTGTAATGATATTGCTTTGTAGGGTGGTGAAGTTAGATGTAAAGGCACCACTCACTACTCCTGGGTCTCCAGCTTGAGCTGCATAAATAACAATACTGGAAAACGAATTTCCTACAGCAGTTGCCATATCAGCGCCTAAGTTAGCTCTAACATAATCTGCGTAGTCTTGAAGAGTAACAATTCTGTTAAGAGTTGAAATTCCCTTTTTAGTGTTGATTCTAATAGAGTCTGTAGCTTCTTGGTCAGTTCCTCCATAAGCAGCACTTGGCTGAGAAACATTTAGACCAGGTTGAGAGTTAATAACCTTAGTAATAGAGCCTGCAGCAATATTTCCTGCTGAACCGCTAGTGACTACATATGAAAAAATAAGCTGTGCATTAATCGGAGGAATTCTTCCGCTTACACCATCTCCAAAGATTACAAATGTATTTCCTAAATCATCGTAAATTGTAGAAAATACAGGGTCGTTAGAGCCCGCATCTATAAGATTCTTTACATAAGAATACACTGTTGAATCTACAGCAACTGAAAGCGTTTGGTCTGCAATAGGAGATTGCAAAAGTTGATAGACCTGAGTAGCTAGACCATCAGAGATTTGTACAGGGTCAGTTACAGTAGTTCCTTCCCTTACCTGCACAAGAGTTCCAGTGCTTCCAGCTGGAATACTGGTGCTGGTCAATACTTCAAATATAACCTGTTGATTGCTGCTGTTTACTACAGTTGTAGTTGAAACTTGGGTGCCTGAAGCAACTAAGATTGGTGAGCTAGTACTATTAGAAAAAGCAACTGTTGCTACCGCTGCTCTAGCGTTTTTAGGAAAATAATTAAGCGTGCTTGCAATATCTAAAATACTGCTTCGTTGGCTGGCTGTAGTAAGAAACGATTCATTTGCCGCTCTATCAATAAAAAAGCTTAAGTTATCTGCAGCTGAAGCAAAAAGCTCAAGCAAGGTAATTCCAAAATCAGAGGGGTCTCTGTTAGTCCATGTTGGTAAGAAGTACTGAATTAATCCCTCTAAATCAGCTTTTATAGATATAAAATCTCGACTTGTGTAGTCCTGTTGAGGTACAAAGTTGCTATATACGGGGTATGAATTAGCCATCTTATCCTCCTTGGACTATATCGCCGTAGCGGTTGAGTGAAGCAGTTTGGGCAGACATAGTCTGTGTAATGCCATTAGGTAAAGTATAGTCAATTTCAACGTTTATTCCGCCGTGTAAGTCATCAAGAGTTGTAGTTACTCTATTTAAAGTTAGCTTTGGCAACCATTTAGCAAACGCTGTAGAGACTATGCCTTCAGCTAGGGTAGTCACTGACCAACTTCCTTCAAATACTAATGAGTTAATGTCTGAACCAAAGTCTGGACGCATGACTCTTTCAGACAGCTGAGTAAGGACTACAAACCTAACTCTGTCTCTCCAAATAGTTTCGTCATCATTTTCCACGTAGTTGATAGAACCAGATGAGTTGATAGAAAATGGAAAGGCTATAGCCTTTCCCTCAGTGTTATACATTAGATATATACCCCCATCCAGACAGGAAAGTTAGGGTCGCCTTTTTCAAACATAATCCAGACGACTTGGTTGATATTGGGAACACTTATATGGGCGCTATGAGATGAGTTCAGGGTTACAGAGTGGGAGTGAGACGACGACCCCGTACCCCCATCGTTTACCGAACTGGTTGCATAAGTATCTGTGTGGTTTGAATGAGTGCTGTTGTCCACTACAGGCATACATCCTGGAATCCAGTCTGTAACTGCTTGAGAGTTTAGAGACGGGTCACCCAGTAAATCAGGTATAGATACTTTAATCCTGTTATGTTGTGTAGGGTCTTGATTATCGTAGCAAATCCCACGATATAGACCGTAGTAGCGATTATCTGACACCTGCACTCCTAAGCTTATTTACAGTGGCTGCCGTAGCGTTAGATTTTGGCACAGATGTTCTTATATCTCCCGCTGTATTAACCCATTTAGGAGAGGTAGCTTTTGAAGACCTAACTGATACAGGTTGTTTTCTGTTAGTAGCTAATCCAAAACCAGTGCTTTTAGATGAGTTATTTATGGTCGGGGTATTTATAGAAAGTTTTGAGGGAACAGGTTTAGTTCTAGATGGAGTTGCTGGGTTAATAACTCTTACAGCGGTAGGTCCTGGAATAGCTGTTCCAGAGGAGACCTGACCTAATGAATCTGTTCCAAGTACCATCTCAACGGTATAAAGGTGCTCTTTAAATATGTGGGTACATTCAAGAACAGTCCAATAACCAGAATAATCTTTACCCACTCCATCTATAAATACAGGTAAGTCTGGTCTAATTCTTGCATCACCTAGAACCTCAGCTTTTCCTCGGTAAGGAAATTTATTTCTCTCATCTGCAGCAATTGCTTCATATAAAGCTACCGTGGAGTTTGGTATAACAGCATTGGTATGAAACCTGTCAAAGAACTCTGGTTGAGAGCTTGCTTTACTTGTAGAAGGTCTTGTTTGATTGGTGTTAACAATAGAACTACCGCTAGTTAAATCAATTCCACCAACTGCTGTAGCAGCCTTCATGTAGCCTTCATGTTCATTAGCTTCGCTTATTTCAGGAGTAAAGTGAAATAAGTTGTAGCCTAGGGGGTCGTTTGTAGCTCTCATAATAAAGTAAGGCGCACTTGCTTGATAATCTGTAAAATCTTTATTTACAGGGTCAAAGTAGAGAGTTGTTCCATCAGCTCTAAGCGTATACCCTGAACGAATTGCTAAAGAACATGCAAATTCCCAGTCAGTTTCCCCCACCTGCAAAAGGTTGTCGTAAACACGCCCATGGGGAGTACTGTGATATGCAAATTGATGTTTCTTTGCTATTTGAGTTATTACTTGGTCAGCTGTAACTTTAGACCAAGCGTTTTGAGATGCTTGTTTCATAGTGTACGAAGCGCCTACAGCTGTTATTTCTACAAAATGCTTATTAGTGGCTAAATCTGGAGTAACGGAGTGAATGTATCCGACAAATTCTTGAGAACCGTTTGCGGAAGAGTATGTTACTTTTACAGGAGAGCCTGTCTTAATATCTGAATAGTTTAATCCCCAGTTTTTTACATACATGGTCAAGTGTTGATGTTGATATCTGCCCATGGTTAAAACAGTCCTGTACGACAAAATAGTCTTAGTCTCGGACTGTGGAAGCTGAATATCTATAAAGTTATACATGAGGAATTATCAACTTTGTTCCTGGTGCAATGTTCATAGGGTCTTTTATTTGAGGATTAAACTCAGCAATAACCCACCAAAGGCTAGGTCTGTTGTAGTAATTAAAAGCTATTTGGTCTAGCCGTTGACCTTCTACATAGGTGTGAACATCATATGTAATATTACCTAAGTTAGAAAACTTGTAGGTTACAAAAGGAAGTTGCTCACCGCCTTCTTTTAACTGTATGAACTCTATTACAGACTCAATGTATCTAGAATTATTATTAATCGCCACGAGCACCACCTCCAGTCAATCCTGAGATTCCCGTTAATTTTTTAGGAGATGTAGTTGAAGTATTTCCTACTCCATTTTGTTGAGAAACAGATGCAGTAGACATCAAAACAAATGACAAATCAACCTGAGTAGTAATAGGAATCATGTCTTGAGTAAACTTTTCATGCGTTATATTTAGAGAGTTTAAATACCCTAAATACTTTTTAGGACCAATTTGAATTTGTACTAAAGTCATAGATAGGAAGCCAATATCTGAAGTATTTCCAGATATAGGGTTACTCCATCCATCTCCATTTATGGTTTTGTATAGATATTCTAAATCAGCAATGGTTCCGTACTTCATTAGATTAAGAATCTTTTGGTCAACAGTGTTTGTTGAGTTTATTCCTTTGGAATCTTGCGTCCAATCTGCTCCACCCGCAGTTTGAACGTTGTAGTAGCTCTTTATTTTTGATAGGTCATTTCCAGCGGCTTTGTAGGTAGCAAAATCATTTGTTCTATCTAAAATAACGCTAACAGCTAATGATTCCCAGCTAGGGTACACAGGAATAGCTGTAGCCCAAAACATTTGTGAGTTTGGAGTAGCGTCCTGATTAATTTGAACAGATACGCTATAAGATTCTGGGTTCCATAAGAATTGAAAACCATATTTGTTATTTCCAGCAACAGCCCCTTTTTTTGCAGATGCTGTTGAGTAGGTAGCATTTGTAAAGCTTTGATTACTATCTGCGTAGTACCAAAACCTCCCTCTTCTTTCTAAATCATCTGTACCTTTGTGCACATAGTCACCGCTAGTATTAGTAGGAATAGGCAGACTAGAGTTGTGTGGTGGAAGATTAAAATCACAGTCTTTAGGTTGTATAGGTATAAATGTAAAGTCTCCACCGCCTAAAGGATTTTTTGTGTTTTTATTATTAGCAGCTGAGCTTGTAGTGGATACGGTAGATGTAGGGGAAGGTGCTGTAAATGATTGACCAGTTATGCTATTAATAGTACTTACATAGGTAGCTATGGCGTTTGTGTAAGCTGCTTTTCCACTATTTATTTGTGAAGCTAAGCTAGCGTATTTTGCTACTATTTTTTTAAAATTTGTTTGATAGTCAGTCAATTGCGCGTATACACCATTTTTTTGCTGTTGTGTAGCATCAGGGCTTGTTACAACAGCGTTATACATCGCCTTCAAGTAGTTTAATACAGCACTATCTTGATAGTAGTCATACGCCCATTTTAAAGGAACTGTTACTGTAAGGCTTCCTCCGTATACAGGAGTTCCCCCTCCAACTTTTGTTGCACCTGCTTTAGACCACGGATTAGTTATATTGCCAATAATATTGGAGTTGTAACTAAAATCATGTACATGTCTTGCAGCGTATGTATCAAACAAGCCACTTGCATTTCCAGCAAAACCCGTATACCCAGTCCAAGCTTCTGTGTGAGAAGCGTTGTAGTAAAGACTGCCATAAAAAGTTATGGTAACTTCATTAGCAGCGGAAGCTCCTTGATACCAAACTGAAGAATCTGGATACTTCACAGAAGGTGCTACAGTTCCATTAGTGTAACTTGAA